CCCGTTCTCTATCGAGGGATCTAGCAGTCTTGAGGCTATCAGTGTATCGTACACTTGGTTCAAGCGAATCTTCGTACCCCAGAGCCGATTCAATGTCGGAAAATCGAAGCCTATTCCGTTCTGAGCGATTATCAACGTAACGTCCTTTAAATACGCCACGAGGCTGTCTGCTGCTTTCCATACAAATACTTCTCCAGTGTCAATGTCCTTAGTTACTACCATCCACACCGTGTTGTGATCTAAGGTTGTCTCTATGTCCAATACGATACGCTTCATATTCACCTTTTAAGTCTTCATAGTGATGGATAAGCAACTGATACTTCTCTTGCAGTTCATAGTACTTACTTTCCAAATCAAGCATTCTACCAGCTATCTTATCTATGTCCATCATTCTGTTTACCTCGATAAGTTAGTTCAGGGCAATGATACACAGGAGCTTTCTTCCAGTCTGCATGATAACGTGATGTGGTTACATTATTGACATTCAGCGACATGACAGCTCTCTTACGTTCTTTTGTAGCTGCTTTGTAAGCATTAACTTTATCACGATTACGTTGAACCCACTCACGCTGCTTGAGCCTGATACGTTCCTTGCGTTTCTCATGCACTGCCCATACATCTTTAATGGTTCCTTTGGTCATGTGTTCTTCTCCTTTACAGCGAATTCTTCGCTTTGAGTTTGGCTTCTATGGCTCTGGCAAAGTGAATGTCCATGTGTTGATGAGAAGACGCACAATCAGCCGAAATTAAAAGAATCTCATCCTCTGTTAAGCCAATAAATTGAGGCTTGGCATATAAAGGCTCGATGCTTTTAACTCCAACATTCTTCATGTCTTCATCATCTAGGCTATGAGTTTCGATAGATGTGTAACCATCTTCTTTCTCCCATCTCCACGCCACAGGCTCATCCATTGTTCTTCTCCTTGAGTTTGGCTTCTGCCCACCATACGGCAGACTGAAACGCTTGTTCTGTTACCCAAGACTCTTTACAGCCTTGTTCAATCTCCTCATCCGTCAGCCCTACCCATGTGCGCTGTTTACGCAAAGCTCTTAAGATATGTGGCAAAGCGGGTGATTGGCTAAAGTCCCCTTCTGCAATAAGATTGTCTGCATCAGGATGCCAAATAAACTCACCTTCGAGCGTGACACGCAAGACCTCTTTTGAGTCATTGTTTTCTTTAAATGCGAACTTGACAGGTTCTTCATCTAAGCACTTGCAAGTTGATGCTGTGCCAAGTTCCCATCGTTCATTACAGTTGTTGCATTGGCTATAAAACATTTTTTGCTTTCAGTTTGGCTTCTGCAACAAAAACTGCCGACAACGCATCTGCTGATTCAAAAGCAATGCTTTGCATTTCCTCATCTGTCAGCCCAACCCATGTGTGCTGTGGTTGCTGAAACTGTGTTGTTCTTGCTGTACCAACATGGCGGTCTTCGCCCCTTAAATAGCGTCCTACGTTCATGTGTTCCTCTCCTTGAGTTTGGCTTCCAAATTACGAACAATATTTTTAACGATGGCATTTTCTGTTATCCAATCAGGAGGGAAACCCATGAGAAGAATCATCTTGTCTACTTCACCCTCCGTCAGCCCCCGCCACGTAGTGGCATTAACCCATGTGCGCTGTGGTGGCGGTGCATGAACAGTGACAACACTCAAAGCCCAATCAAGCCACTGCTCTGCGGTCATGTCGTAATACCTAAACGGGCCAACAGAACACAGGTCTTCTCCCACACGAATAGCCGCATTACGCCAAGTCACAGACTCCTGCTCTGGCTCATAGTCCAGCCCCAACTCTCTGGCGTTCTCTGCCATCTTTTCGAGGGCTTCGTTGGCTAAGGCTTCTTTGATGGCGGTGATGGCTTTGTCGTAAATTGACCCTCGTTCAATCATCAGAGTTTCCAACGCCTCTAGCGCTAGCTTCAATGCTTCTTTAGTCATGCTTGCCCTCTTTTTCGGATGGCTTCGCCATATTGCCAACCCGCCAACCCGTCAACAATGTCATCATCCAAATCGTCACACAACTTTGCACACGCCTCACGCTCGGCAGAAGCGACAAGGGCGGCGAATCGAAAGACCCATTCGTTCGTCACGTTATACGGTTCGTTAACGTTGGCCTTAAAGTCAGCCTCTCGTACCATGCGAATGATTTCTTCTCTGTTCATTTTGCAGCCTCCATGTACAGTCCAACATTTCCTAGTGCATAACCTACAAAGGCTATCCCTAAGCCAGTATTCCCTTTGTAGAGTAAGTCCACAGCTACGATAGTGTAGACCACTCCAATGATTGCAATCAGAATACTACTCATTTGTCAATCTCCATATCAGGTTGAATCTCTTGTCCTAATCGTTGAACTTCAGCTAGAGCTTCTTCACGTTTATCAAATGCTTTATCACGTTCTTTATCACCCTTGTCCCTACCAAATATCATGTCCCATCGAGCCTCATACTGCTCCTGAGCTACGCTGAAAGGATTAGCCCTCTTTTCAGTCATGTTATCAATCTCTCGTTGTACATCTGAGTCTCTCATAATGTCTCCTCCTGCATCTCCACCATACGTCCAGTTTCCATGTTGTACTTCAACGTACACGCTGGGCCAGTATATCCATTATAGCGGTTCTTGGCAACCGAGATCTTTGTCTGGTGTCGTTCTTGTTCATTGTCAGCCATGCTGTTTCGTTCAAGTGTAATGACAGCATCTGAAAGCTGTGCAATCGCACCAGATCCTCGAAGTTGAGAGAGGGATACTGATTGTCCGTCTTCGTGTCCTGCATTGCCTTGTGGCCTCCGTAAGTGTGATACACAGATTAATGTAATCTCAAGTTCCTGCACCAGTGTCCTGAGCTTCGTCATCATGTTATCAATAGCCTTACGCTCATCTCCATTGTCTTGACCAGATATAACAATACTGATGTGGTCAAGAAAGATAACCCTGCAATCGCAAGCTTTAGCCATGTATCGGATTCTGTTGGCAATGTTGTCAACGTCACTGCTACCGAAATGGTCAAAGAGATAAACACGATTAGTACCAAGTGTTGCATCGAAAGCATCTTTAAGTTCCTTCTCAGTTGTTGGTGTGTCAGGTAAGTGCAATAGCTTGTTAGCGTATAAGCTCATGATACTTCTAGCTGTCTTACGAGTGGACTCTTCAAGGAATAATCCTCCAACATTCCACTTGGTAGTGTTCAGTATATTGAACAATATTTCACGTAGGAATTGACTCTTACCCAAGCCACTACCTGCTGTGACTGTAATTAACTCTGAAGGTCTGATACCATACAGTAGCTTATTCAAGCCCTTCCAAGGGTACATAGCCTCAGCCTTAGCCTCAGGTTTAATGACTTCTTCCCACAGTGAGGCTGCATTGATGATGCCATCAGGGATGTACACCTCAGCTCTCCACCACTCATTCACGAACTCTTTGGTAGCACCTGCAATAAGGTAGTCACAGGCATCTTTGTAGCCACTCAAATGCTTCACAATCTTAGCCTTGTTACCAAACAATTCAGCTACTTCCTTAGAAGCCTTCTTACCCGGCTCATCAGCATCGAAGCAGATGACAATGCTATCGAAGGTGTTCAGCCACTCATACTGAGCCTTACAGTCCTTTAAAGCGGCCTGTGCACCGTTTCTGACTGACACCACAGGGTACAGGCTACCATTCATCTGAAAAGCTGCTAGAGCGTCCAGTTCTCCCTCAGTGATGGTGACGGCCTTGCCGCCAGCGTGAAAGAGCTGTTGACCGAAAAGCCTAGCATTCGTGAATGTTCCAAGAATACTGAAAGTTTTGTCTGCCACTCTTCTAAGTTTTGCGGCAACAACTCCTCCGGTATCGTCAGTGTAAGGATAAAAGTGCTGTCCATTATCTTGTGTAACTCCATATTTCTCACAGGTTTGAAGGGTAATACCTCTATCGGGTATCGATTTAATCTGACCTTTAATCTCTAGCATTGTTTGCTTTCTAGGTGCAACTGCATCTTGCATAACTGATAACTCACAAGCATCAGTTTCATGTTCTGTCTTACCACAGGCAAAACAGTGTGTATGGTTGTCATCGTACAGAGAACAAGCATCGGAGCTACCACAATGTTCACAGGCTATGTGCCTGATGAACTTT